ACTATTTAACAATTCCATCAAATATAACAGAAGGGTTGGGTCTTACTAACCCTTCTGTATTTTATATGGATGGTAAATACTTACTTAATCTGAGACATGTTCAATATGCACTATATCATAGTGAAGGAGACCAGAAATACCAGACAATGTGGGGTCCTCTCTCATACCTAAATCCTGAAGATGATCTTACACTTAGAACTACAAACTATTTATGTGAGTTAGACCCAAATAATCTATCAATTGATCAGTATAAAAAAGTTGATACGTCTAACTTAGATGCAACTCCTGTTTGGGAGTTTGTGGGTCTTGAAGATGCAAGAATAGTTTACTGGAAGCATGATATCTTTCTTACTGGTGTTAGGAGAGATACTAAGACTACGGGTGAAGGTAGAATGGAACTATCTAAATTAAGTTCTGGTGCAACTGAAATTGAAAGACATAGAATAGAACCACCAACATATTCATATTGTGAGAAAAACTGGATGCCTATTCTAGATATGCCATTTCACTATGTTAAGTGGACTAATCCCACAGAAGTAGTAAAAGTTGATTTAAAAAAAGCTAGTGCTGAAACTATATGCATTGTAGAACAAGATGTTACTTTTCCAAGAGATATTAGAGGAGGATCACAAGTTATTACATATGGTAAATACCGTGTTGCATTAACTCATGAAGTAAATCTTTGGAATAATGAACAAGGAAAAAAAGATGCCCAGTACTATCATAGATTTATTATATGGGACATGGAGTGGAACATAGTTGCACACTCTGATGCATTTAAGTTTATGACTGCAAATATTGAGTTCTCCTGTGGTTTAACCTATGATGGTAAGGACTTTATCATTCCATTTGGTTTTCATGACTCTACAGCCTTTATTTTAAGACTGCCATCTGCAGTATTTAATAATATGTGTGGTTTGCCAGAGGATGCTATTAAACAAGACATTAAAGGTAGTACACCATACAAATTAGAAAAATTTATTACAAATCCTTACTCAGGTAAATGTAACTATGATCTAGCTCAACACTATTATGAGTCTGGTCATCTTGCATCAGCAATGTCATTCTATATTAGAACTGCAGAGTTTTCTAAAGATGATGATCTAGTATATGAAGCTCTACTAATGGTTGCTAAATGTTTACAGAGAATTGGTAGAAGAAGAACTACTGAACTTGGTCTTTGGTTGAATGCTGTGTCATTTAAACCAGATAGACCGGAAGCATATCTATTTATAAGTGAGTATCATGAGCAACATAAGAACTATGCTCAGGCATATTCATATGCTATAATAGGTTTACAGTATGCAGATAATGCCAAAGAGATATCTAGTAATATAGGTTATCTTGGTAAATATCAATTAGAGTTTCAAAAAGCAGTTTCTGCATGGTGGATTGGCAAAGGTAAAGAAGCAAGAAATATGTTCTTTACACTTGCTGATAATGCACATATAATGGCAGACCATTACCAAAAATTGGTACAGACTAACATTACATCTCTAGGATCAGGACCAGACCCCTTCTTAAGATACCATAAAGGATTTTATGATCAACTAAAATATAAGTTTCCAGGATCTGAAAATATTGAGAAGAACTACTCTCAGACATATCAAGACATGTTCATACTTACCATGCTTAATGGTAAAAGAAATGGTACATACTTTGAGATTGGTGCAGCAGATCCATTCTATGGTAGTAACTCAGCTCTTCTAGAAGAATTTGGTTGGACCGGTACATCTTTAGAGATAAAAGAAGAAGAGGTAGTTAAGTTTAATGCTGTTAGAAAAAATAAAGCAATACAAACAGATGCTACACTGTACAACTATTCAACACTTAAAGGGCACATTGATTATTTACAGGTAGACTGTGAGCCACCAAAAACAACATTTGAGATCTTAAAGATGATTCCATTTGAGCAATGTACATTTGGTGTAATTACATTTGAACATGATTACTATGCAGATGTAACAAAATCATACAGAGCTTTATCAAGAAACTATTTACTATCTAAAGGGTATGTTCTTGTTGCAAGTAATATTGCTCCAGATGAAACCAGTGCTTATGAAGACTGGTGGGTGCATCCTAAACATGTTGATTCAGAAATCATTAAGATTATGCTAAATGCTGATGATACAACTAAAAATGCAGAGAAGTACATGCTAGGAATGTTATAAATTTTTTGTATATTATATGTATGAAGTACATACATATATCACGTATTAATCTTTCAACCATGTTACAGGTATGTCTCATTGTGATGTGCCTGTTCTTGCTTATGAGAAAACCTACACAGGTTTATCCAGTAAGTAAACAGAAAACTATTGAAAGAAGAATTGAAGGTAAAGAGACTGTAATTAAGGAGCAGGGAAAAGTAATTGACAACAGCAAGTCAATTATTGCTGAACTTAATCACGGTCTTTTTGATTTACAAGCACAACTAGATGATGTAAAAAATTCTAGGGATACCTTCAATATTGTCCAGATTCAGGACACAATGATTCATGTACTCTATAAAAGAGACAAAGAAAAGGATGCTATTATAGCAGCCCAGGATACTATTATAGTAGCACAGAGATATATCATTAACTCTCAGGATACTATTATAACATCACAAGCTTTTGATATCAAAAAACTAAAAAGACAGAGAAACATTTCTTTGTTATTAAATGGATTATTAACTACAGGTTTAATTATAAAATAATGGAAGTAGGACAATTAATACAATGGGGACTGATTGCAGTAACAGGTGTACTAGGATATTTTTTAAGAATGATCCACACAGATGTTAGAAACAATACAGAAAGTCTTGGTAAACTTAAAGGAAAAATTGAACTTGTAGAACAAGAATCAAGATTAAAGTATCAGGCAATTCAAGAACAGACACAGCTTGAAATTAAAAACTTAGCTAGAACTGTTGGTGAATTATCAGATGCAGTTAAACAATTAATATTACAGAGATAATGGATACAACAGCAGTAGAAACAACAGCACCAGATTTTGGTGTATTTGCACAACTAGCAGACTATGGTCCGCTTGGTTTAGCAGTTTTAGCTCTTGGATATGTAGCTTGGATATTTATTAAAAGACACCTTGATGAATCTGCAAGACTAAAAGAAGAGTTTAAAGAAAAGAAAACAACAACTAGAAGAAAAACTAAGAAGTAATGTCATTTGGACCTTTTGAAGTATTGACTCAATATGGAGTATTAGGTTTTGCTGTTCTAGGACTAGGATATCTCTGTTGGATGTTCCTTAATAAACTAATTAAAAGTGAAGAGGACTATAGACAAAGAGTAGAAGAACTAGAAGGAGAATACAGAGAAGATCTAGAGAAAAAACTAGATGAAAGCACTGAAAGCTCAAAGAGTCTTAAAGAAACTGTATTGATGCTATTTGGTAAAAAATGAAAAAGAAATTACTTATAGTTGGTATACTATTTATTGCACTGGTGGTAATACAAATATTCTCTAGTGGTACAGAACATGTAGTTGTAGTAAAAGATAATATACAACTGACTGGAGAAAATAAACAACTTACTACAGCAAACAAGAAGTTAACAAGTAGTGTAAAACAACTAAAGGCTGAGAACCAAGAACTGGTAGAAGATAAAGCCAATCTTGAGAATATGGTAGCAGAAGTTATAGGAGATTTAGATAGTACAAAGTCTATAGTTAAAGACATTAAAAAAGAACTAGCACATGAAAAAGATATTAATGTTAAGCAGTCTACTGGTGACCAGTTTGATTTTCAGCCAATCAAACTACCCCTTGAAGACGGTAATCAAAGGTGACAGTGTAGTTATCTTGACTGTTAAACAGGCAGATGATATTAATAATATCTTTGAAAACCAGAAAGCTAAAATAGCAGCACTCAGACTTGAGTTAATTAGTAGAGATAGTTTAATTGCTGAAAGAGATACCTTATTACTTGAAAAAACAGAAGTTATAAACAACTTTGTTTTTGATACAGTAATAGCAAAAAGATTAGATATAATAGAACATTGGTTACTAGATGCAGGTATTAATTCTACCTGGATTTATTACTCATGGGAAGACTCAATACTATATGCTGTAGATTTGAGTCAATATAAAGTAAGAAAGGATGATTATACTGGAGATCTTATATTTTATAGATGTGAAGAAATGATCCTTCCTTATGAAGATCAAGTTCAACCACCAAAGGGATGGGAAACTGATATAGTTAAACCAAGGAGACCACGGGTAACTAAGGTCCCTATAAAAATGTAAATATGAAAAAATTTTTTAGAGAGTTAATCTCAGATGATAATCAGATTAATGAGCAAGCTTTTGTAGGTGTAATATCATTCTTTGCAATGGTATTTGTTCTATTTATTGATGTAATTACAGGAGTTATTGGTAATGAACTTATCATAAAAGAATTTATCTTTGATGGGTTTATGCTACTTACCTTAGGTGCATTTGGTATTACTACTGCCGGGCGCATCATGAGTTTAAAGAATAAAGCAAAGAAACAAGAAGAGACTTCAGAAGAAGTAGTAGATTAACCATATAAAATAAATAAAATGCAACTAAGTAAAAATCTAGCATTGTCAGAAGTAACAAGAAGTGAAACTGCAAAAAGAAGAGGTATCTCTAACATGCCTACACCAGAACACATTGAGAACTTTAAAAAGTTAGCTGAAAATGTCTTTCAACCAATCCGTGACCATTTTGGTGTTCCTATCCGTATTAGTTCAGGATACCGCAGTAAAGAACTTAATGCAGCTATTGGTGGCTCATTATCTTCACAACATTGTCAAGGTGAAGCAATTGATATTGACATGGATGGTACAACCATAACTAATAAGCAGATCTTTGACTTTATTAAAGACAACTTAAACTTTGATCAACTTATCTGGGAATTTGGAACAGATAAAAATCCTGATTGGGTACATGTATCTTATGATTCAGCTGGTAAACAACGTAAGCAAATTCTCATAGCTAAAAGAGCTGCTGGTGGTAAAACCACGTATGTTCCATATAAATAAGTACGTATGAAATTCAGAAATGGTTGGAATACTTATACCAAACAATGGGATAAGTTGGCTATTAAAGTAAGATTCTCTTTTATTGACATCTTATCAATTGAGATAGATATATCTAGAGACTTTTATCTTTTTACAATTTTAAACTTTACTATCAAGAATAGATAGTATTATACAAGATACTGTAATCCAGGTACTTTCTGTGCCTGGATTTTTTATTTAAACAATATACATTTAAACTTATTTTGTATATTTGTGTAAATCATAAATATAAAAAAATGGAAAATCAACAAGATGAAAGGATGTTTACTCCTGAAGAATTAGAAGCAAAAAGAAAAGAAATGCTTGCATTTTATAATGATTCTATGCCTTATTTAAAAGCTCAATTTGAATATGAAGAAATTCTCATGAAAATTGATGAGGTAAGATTCAAGAGAACTAACATTCAAATGCAGTATGCAATGATGATGCAAGCACAACAAGAAATGGAATCAGAGCCAGAAGGAAATGATTTTGATGTTGACAATGAACCAACAATGCCTGAGCAAGGTAAGAGAAAGCTTAGAAAAGAATAACCATGGCTTTAGTAAATCAAGTACAGAAAAAAGTGGTAATGTCTAAAAAAGATATTATCAAGTTTCAGTTTATTACTCATTGTTATATAAATAAAATAGCTTTGAGTGACTCAGATTTTGAGTGCTTGACGTTGCTTAGTACAATTGGCCCACTAGAATTATCAAGTTTTTGTTATGAAGCTTCAAGTGAATATGCAATTTTTAAATCAGAACAGACTGTAAGAAATTGTATTAATAAGTGTGAAAAAAATTCTTTAGTTCTTAAAGATTCTAAAAACAAAAAAGTTATTCTAGTTAATCCTAATTTGAAAATTCAAGTTGAAGGAGGTATATTATTGGACTATAAATTTTTTGGTAAATGATACCTAAAAAATCATCTGCCATCTACAAAGAACTTGTAGAAGAAATTAATGTACCAATAGAACTTGTAGAAGATTTAATACAAGCCTATTATAAATCTTTAAGAAATGAATTAACAAATCTTACCGAACCTAGAGTAAATGTAGAAGGTCTTGGTCAATTTGTAGCTAGACCAGCGCTAGTTAAAAAATCTATTATAAGATATAAAAAAGTATTGGACTCACATGATACATCTACTTTTAAAGCTTACTACAATAAAAAGATGTTAGAAGACAAATTAGAAAAGCTTGAAAATTTAGATTTAAAAATTGAAGTGCAAGATTTAAAAAAACAAGAATTTATAAAAAAGAAAAATGAAAGCAGCACTGAAAGCAATTTGGGAGAACAAGAAAGCAATTCTTGAAGGCATTAAGAACTCTGTAGTAAGAGATGAGTTTGTAGAAGATGTTGCAAGAATGAGATATGATGTTTGTGATGACTGTCCAAGCAAGGGCAAAAAATGTGCTGTAAAAGGAACAGCTCCTTGTTGTAATGAATGTGGATGCTCATTAACTTTTAAAACCAGATCTCTTTCATCAGAATGTCCTCTTGGTAAATGGCAAGCAATTGCTACAGAAGAAGAAGAAGATAAACTAGAACAGTTATGAGTATAGTATTTAATGCAGATGATCACAGTTATAAGAGTGTAGATCCTAATGATGAAATTAAGTGGGTTAGTGTAACTACCTTACTATCTAGTCTTAAGAAACCTTTTGATGCTAAGAAAGTAGCAGAGAGAGTAAGTAAAAATAAAAAGTCTAAATGGTATGGCATTGATCCTAAAGTTATTGTTCAGATTTGGGATAATGAAGCTAATAGAGCTACAAGTCTTGGTACATTCTATCATAACCAAAGAGAATCTGATTTATGCTCTCTTGCTTCTATTGAAAGAGATGGGGTAACAGTTCCTATTTTTAAACCTTATGAACAACCTAATGGTTTAAAGATTGCTCCTATACAAAAGCTTGAACCAGGCGTGTATCCAGAACACATGGTCTATCTTAAGTCAGCAGGCTTATGTGGCCAATCAGATTTAGTTGAAGTAGTCAATGGTAGAGTTAATATCATTGACTACAAAACTAATAAGGAGATTAAAACAGAATCATTTAAAAATTGGGAGGGAATGTCTGAGAAGATGCTTGCACCAGTAGAACATTTAGATGATTGCAACTTTAATCACTATGCTTTACAGTTAAGTATTTACATGTATATTATCTTAAAGCATAATCCTAAACTTCAACCGGGAAAAATATTTATTCACCATATTACATTTGAAACAGATGGTGAAGATCAATATGGATATCCTATTGCTAAATTAGATGAGAATGGAGAGCCAAAGGTATTAGAAGTAATACCAATGCCAGTACCTTATCTTTATGATGAGGTTATCTCAGTTATCAATTACCTCAAGGAGAATCCTTATATTATTAAAAAGAAGTAATATGCTAGTCAGACTATTTGACGTACAGAATGGTATAGTAATTCCTACGGAACACTGTTATACTTTAAAAGCACTTAAAGATATTATGGATAATTATCCAGAGGACTATCTTAAAATATATCTCTACTTATTTTATATGACATGCCCTAATCCAGATATGAATCCTTTTTTTCATACTCCGGAGATAGATAAAGAGCATATTATCCTAAAAGAAATAGAAGCAGAATTTTCTACAGAAGATGATGATATACATACAGCTCTTTTATTTTGTGAAAGAATGTATGAAACACCAACATCTAGAGCATATAAAGGAATGGCATCCATGTTAGATAGATTAGCTAGATATATGGAAACAACAACCATTACTGCTGGTAGAGATGGGAATATTAATTCACTAGTAGCTGCAGCCAAAAACTTTGATCAGATTAGAGCATCATTTAAAGGAGTATATAAAGATCTTCAGGATGAGCAGTCAAGCAAAGTAAGAGGTGGACAAGGATTAGCTTATGATAGTTAATTATGAGTGAGATTTATCAAGACATACCAACCTATGACAATGGAACATGGACGACCACAAGTTTTGAATCCAGAGAGGACTTCAGCAACTTCATATTTGGGGTTTTCAAAGAACCCGGTAATTACAGATTCAACAGTACAACTAATCAGGTATTTACATCTGAGTCAAGAAGGTTTAGAGATACAGGAGTATATTGCACAGCCCCATTCAAATCAAAAGACTTCATTGCCTATTGGGATGATCAAAAACAAAAATGCCGGAAAGGGATAATTGTAAAAGAAAATGATGACACTTGGTTTCTTGCAAGAGAATACTACATGTGGTTAAACTTCTTACCAATCTTTGATAAAGAACAACAGAAGTTTGACTTTGCTAAAATTAGAGATGCTCAGTATCATATGGCTTTATATGAACTACTTGCTGAGATAAACTATAAACATGCGGCTATTCTAAAGAAACGTCAGATTGCATCTTCTTATTATCACATGGGTAAGTTTATAAATCAGCAATGGTTTGAAGCGGGGGTTACCCTTAAGATGGGAGCAAGTCTTAAAGATTACATCAATGAAAAAGGATCCTGGAAATTCTTACAGGAATACGCAGCCTTCTTAAATGAGCATACAGCATGGTATAGACCTATGTCTCCAGACAAGGTAATGATGTGGCAACAGAAGATTGAAGTAAGAAAAGGAGATAGAAAAACTGAAGTTGGTCTCAAAGGTACCATACAAGGTATGTCATTTGAGAAAGATCCAACAAATGGTGTAGGGGGTCCGGTAAAATACTTCTTCCATGAGGAGGCAGGAATTGCACCTAAGATGGATCAGACATATGAGTATATGCGCCCGGCCATGCGCTCAGGTATGGTTACTACAGGTATGTTTATTGCAGCAGGATCTGTGGGTGACTTGTCTCAGTGTAATCCATTGAGAGATATGATTCTTAATCCGCTCTCTAAAGATATTTATGCTGTAGAAACTAATCTTATAGATAATAAAGGAACTGTAGGTTTGTCAGGTTTGTTTATTCCAGAACAATGGTCAATGCCTCCATACATAGATGAGTATGGTAATTCACTTGTAGAAGAAGCATTAAAAGCATTAGATGATCAGTTTGAACAGTGGAAAAAAGAACTTGCTCCTGAAGATTATCAGTTACGTATTTCTCAGCACCCTAGAAATATTCAAGAAGCTTTTGCACATAGATCAGTATCAGTATTTCCAACTCACTTAGTTGCTGCACAAGCAAGAAGAATAGAAGAGAAAGAATATGCATATGAGTTCTTAGATATATTTACTGATGAAAATGGTAAGATTGCTGTTAAGGGTACAGATAAACAACCAATCAAAGAGTTTCCAATAAGTAAGAAAACAGAAGATAAAACCGGTGTACTTGTTGTATGGGAAAGACCAATTAAAGATCCTACATTTGGTCAGTACTATGCTTCTATTGACCCCGTGTCAGAAGGTAAGACTACAACATCAGAGTCACTCTGTTCTATTTATATTATGAAAGCTCCTGTAGAAGTTACTAAAGTTACTATGGGAGAAACAGAAACATACATAGAACCAGATAAGATTGTAGCTGCTTGGTGTGGTAGATTTGATGATATTAATAAAACTCACCAGAAGTTAGAACTAATCATAGAATGGTACAATGCCTGGACAGTAATAGAGAATAACATCTCATTATTTATCCAGTATATGATATCAAGAAAGAAACAAAGATATCTAGTACCTAAGAGTCAGATTCTGTTCTTAAAAGATCTTGGTGCTAATGCTAACGTATTCCAGGAGTATGGTTGGAAAAACACCGGTACATTATTTAAGGCACACTTATTAAGTTATGCTATTGAATACTGTAAAGAAGAACTGGATGTGGAAACTAAAACCGATGGTACAATTGTACGTACAAAGTACGGAATAGAAAGGATTCCAGATCCTATGTTACTCAAAGAAATGCAAGAGTATGCAGATGGAGTCAACGTGGATAGATTAGTGTCATTTGCGGCACTAGTTGCATTCATGAGAATACAGCAAGCTAACAGAGGTTATTCTAAGAGAGTAATCATGGATGATGCCTCTAAAAACTTGCAAAAGTCAGAAAATTTGTTTAAATTAAATAGAAGTCCATTCCGTAATTTAGGGATGAGCTCATCTTTTAATTCTCAAAACTTTAAAAGATCACCGTTCAAAAATATTAAATAAAAGCTATGCAGGTATATAACGCAATGCAATTAAAAAAGGGAGCAAAGGTTGAGCATAACCGATTAGGTAGTGTAACTCAACCATTGCAATTTATTCCCAAAAAAGAAAAAGATGAACAGTGGGCAGCATGGAATTTAGATTGGTTAGAATGGAATGGTCTAAGACAAATTAGAAGAAATGCTCGTAGGCTAATGAAGAATTATAAGTTAGCTAAAGGGATTATTGACAGAACAGATTATATAGTTGAAGAGAATAATGAGTATAGAGATATTGTAGAGACACTTACTAAAGATGATACATCTGCTCTTGAACTTAAGTTTTACCCAATTATTCCAAATGTAATTAATGTTTTAGTAGGTGAATTTGCTAAGAGATCTACTAAACTTACCTATAGAGCTGTTGATGATGTTTCATATAATGAAATGTTAGAACAGAAAAGATCTTTAGTTGAAGAAACATTAATGGCTGATGCACAAACTAAAATCATTTCAGCACTTATTGCACAGGGATTAGATCCTAATTCACCTGAAGCACAACAGCAATTAGATCCACAAAAAGTTAAGTCTTTACCAGAAATTGAAAAGTTCTTTCAAAAAGACTATAGGTCAATGATTGAGCAATGGGCAACACATCAGCATAAAGTAGATGTGGAAAGATTTAAAATGGATGAGCTAGAAGAAAGAGGTTTTAGAGATATGCTTATCACAGATAGAGAGTTCTGGCATTTCCGTATGATGGAAGATGATTATGATGTAGAACTCTGGAATCCTGTAATTTCATTTTATCACAAGTCTCCTGATAATAGATATATTTCTCAAGGTAACTGGGTTGGTAAAACAGATATGATGACTCCATCTGATGTTATTGACAAGTACGGTTACATAATGACAGAGGAACAAATGGCTGCTCTTGAAGCTATCTATCCTATTAGATCTGCAGCATACAACATTGGAGGTTTACAAAATGACGGATCTTTTTATGATGCAACTAAGTCTCATGACTGGAACGTTAATATGCCATCATTAGCATATAGACAGTATACTTCATTCATGGGTGGAAATGTTTTAGACGGATCTGATATTATCACTCAAATCTTAGCTGAAGGTGAGGATTATTATGATCAAGGAACTGCATATCTTTTAAGAGTAACTACAGCTTATTGGAAGTCTCAGAAAAAAGTTGGTCACCTAACTAAGGTTTCAGAAATGGGTGAAGTTACTACTGAAATTATAAGTGAAGATTATACTATTTCAGATAAACCAATATATGATACTAGACTTTATAAAAATAAAACTAGAGATAATTTAATATTTGGTGAGCACATTGATTGGATCTGGATTAATGAAGTTTGGGGTGGTGTAAAAATTGGTCCAAACATTCCTTCATTTTGGGGTATGAATAACCCTGGAGGATTTACTCCAATTTACATTGGTGTAGATAAACATAAGATTGGACCATTAAGATTTCAATTTAAAGGTGATTCAAGTTTATACGGATGTAAGTTACCTGTAGAAGGTGCTGTATTTACAGATAGAAATACAAGATCTACTGCACTACTAGATTTAATGAAGCCATATCAGATTGGTTTTAATATTGTAAACAATCAGATTGCAGACATTCTAGTTGATGAATTAGGAACAATTATTATGCTTGACCAGAATACTTTACCTAAGCACTCTCTTGGAGAAGACTGGGGTAAAGGTAATTATGCTAAAGC